CGAGTTCGAGCAACTCAAGGAGTAAACCCGATGATCGGAATGGATCGCCACACCGGGCAACCCATCTCCGGCATTGAGCATTTACGCCAGTCCATCGGGGACATCCTCGGCACGCCATTGGTGAGCCGCCGTGAACGTCCGGAGTACGGCAGCAAACTGCGGCGCATGGTCGACCTGCCTGTAAACGAGGGTTGGAAAAGCGCCGTGCAGGCTGAAGCCGCCCGGGCGCTGGGCCGGTGGGAGCCACGTTTGAAGCTGGAACGGGTGCGCGTGCTGTCCGTGCTGGGCGGCAAAATCAACATACAAGTCAGCGGCGAATACCTCGGTGTGCGCGGCACGTTGGAGGTGTGGGTATGAGTACCCTGGTGGATCTGTCGGAGCTACCGGCACCGGACGTGCTGGAACCGCTGGATTTTGAAGAAGTGTATGGCGAGGCGCTCGACGTGTTTCGCGGCCACATGGGCGGGAACTGGACGGCTTCTCTGGAAAGTGATCCGGTGACCAAGCTGTTGGAGGTCGCCAGCTACATCAAGCTCGGCAACCGGGCACGGGTCAACGACGCGGCCAAGTCGCAACTGCTTGCATATGCCACCGGCGCCGATCTGGATCACCTCGCGGCCAACGTCAATCTCAAGCGCCTGGTGATTCAACCTGCCGATCCGCTGGCGGTACCCCCGGTCGAGGCAGTGATGGAGTCACACGATGCTCTGCGCGAGCGTGTGCAATTGGCCTATGAGGGACTGACCACCGCAGGGCCGCGTAACAGCTACATCTTGCACGCGCGCAACGCATCGGCGCTGGTGGCGGATGCCACGGCGGAAAGCCCATCGCCGGCCTGCGTAGATGTAACGGTGTTGGGCCTTGAAAGTGACGGCACGGCCAGTCCTGAACTGTTGAAGCTGGTCGCCACGGCGGTCAATGACGACGACGTGCGCCCGGTGGGGGACCGCGTCACGGTGCGCGGTGCGCAGATCCTGCGCTATCGAGTGGACGCAGTGCTGCACATGAAAGGTGCCGGCCCGGAGAACGACGCCGCGCTTGCAGAGGCGATCAAGCGGCTTGAGGCCTGGATCAATCCGCGCCGCCGCTTGGGCGTCGAGGTGGCGCGCTCTGGCGTCGATGCGCAATTGCACGTTGCCGGTGTGGCTCGCGTGGAGTTGAAGGACTGGCTGGATCTCAAGCCGACCAAGGCGCAGGCGGCTTACTGCACCGGCTATTCCGTCGTGTTGGGAGGTTGATATGCGTAGTCTTTTGCCGCTCAACAGCACTCCACTGGAACGGGGTATCGAGGCGACGTTCGCCGAAGACACGTTGATCCCGCTGCGCACCTTGTACAACCCCGACACCTGTCCAGTGCACCTGCTGCCACATCTGGCCTGGGCCTGGTCGGTCGACCGCTGGGATCCAGCGTGGTCGGAATCGGTCAAGCGTGCCGCTATCAAGGCGTCGTTCTTCATCCACAATCACAAGGGCACCATCGGTGCCTTGCGTCGAGTGGTCGAGCCGCTGGGCTACCTGATCGAGATCGTGGAATGGTTTAACACGGTGCCGCAAGGCGTGCCGGGCACCTTCGCGCTGAAGGTGGGGGTGCTGGACACCGGCATCACCGAGGAAATGTATCTCGAACTTGAACGCCTGATCGACGACGCCAAGCCCGTCTCCCGGCACCTCACTGGGCTGGCAATCAGCCTTGAAACGCAAGGCAACCTTAATGTTGGCGTGAGCCTGTACGACGGCGACGAACTCGACATCTACCCACCTGAAATGCAGGTCATCGACATAACCGGCACCTTCGGCGTGGTCGGTCGCGAACACACCATAGACACTCTGGATATCTATTCATGATTGATGCGAACTCTAAGTTCTTCGCGATCCTGACGGACGTGGGGGCAGCTAAACTGGCAAACGCCAATGTCTTGGGCGTGCCGTGGAATATCACGGAAATGGGGCTGGGAGATGCAAACGGTGACGACCCGCAGCCCAGCGCCAAGCAAACTAAACTGATCAACGAGTGGCGCCGCCGGCCGTTGAATCAGCTCAAAATCGACCCGGTCAACCCGGCGGTGATCATCGCCGAGCAGGTCATTCCAGCCGATGAGGGTGGCCGCTGGATTCGCGAGGTCGGGTTGTACGACGCGGACGGCGATCTGGTGGCAGTTGCAAACTGTGCCCCAAGCTTCAAGCCTATCCTGTCGCAGGGGTCGGGTCGCACGCAGGTGGTGCGGATGAACCTGATCGTTTCCAGTACCGCGAACATCAGCCTCAAGATTGATCCTTCCGTGGTGCTGGCGACGCGAGAATATGTCGATTCGCGCATTCTGGAAGAGCTGAGCAAGCTCGACATCAAGCAGTCGGTGCGCGCCGCCACCACGGCCAACATCAATCTTGTTGGTCTGCAGACGATTGACGGTCTCGCGCTCGCGGCCGGTGACCGGGTGCTGGTGAAAAATCAGGTGGCCGCCAAGGATAACGGGCCATATGTGGTGGCAGTGGGTGCCTGGTCACGAGCCAAGGATGCTGACAGCAACACCAAGGTAACGCCCAATCTGACAGTGGCGGTCGAGGCCGGTACTACGCAGGCGGACACGATTTGGCAACTGGTGACAGATGGGCCGATTGTCGTGGGCACCACCGCGCTAACATTCAAGGACATCACTGACGGCTTTGCCCGTTTGTTCTCGCCGAGTTTTGCAGGCAACCCAACGGTTCCGACGCCGGTGCAGTTTGATTTCAGCAAGTCGATTGTGAACACCGAGTTTTTACGGCGTCGGGGTGTCGAGTTCTCGAGTTTCACCACGAATAGCGCCAGTCTGGTCATGTCCGCTGATCACGTCGGGGGCGTTCATAGTTTCTCCAGCGCAGCGCAGCTAACGGCCACCTTGCCGCCGACTGCTGCGATTGCGCAGGGCGCGACGATCAAGGTGGCTTGCGCGGGGGCAGGTGGTTTGATTGTTGCCCCTGGGGCCGGTGAAACAATGCTTACGTGCAGCGGCGTAACCGGCTCACTGGTGATGGCGCTGGGCGATACCGCCGAGTTCATTCGCCTGCAGGGGCAGTGGCGACTGGTTGGTGGCTCCGCGTCCATGAAATACGCCGGCACGATGATCGGCGAGAATTTCTCAACGCGGGCTAGATTCGACAACTCCAAGGCATTCGCGACGACTGAGTTTGTACAGCGTGCGCTTGGCAATTATGCCGACGTGCTCAGCTTCACCGGAAACACCACGCTGACGCCTGAGGCGGTTGGGTGCATGGTGGCTGTTGGTGGTGGGGCTACCGCGACGGTGACCATGCCAGACGCCCTCTCTGTTCCGATTGGCGCCGTGATTACCTTGCTGGGCGGGGCGACGGGGTTGTTGACGGTGCAGGCTAAAGCTGGTCAGGCGATCGTCACGCTGAACTCTGTCTTTGGGCCAATTCAGATGCAGCCGGCCGTATTAGGGGTTTTCAGGCGATTGAACGATGGCAGTGGCTGGATTCTCGAAGGGGGCGATGCCGCGCTTAAATATTCGCCGCATTTTGCCTGCTCGCTTGGAAGTACCGGATGGCGCAAATTGCCCTCGGGGGAGATCGAGCAGTGGGGGCTGACAGGCGGGGCGGCGGCAGGCGCGGTAATGCCGATTACTTTTCCTTTAAAGTTTCCGACGGCCTGTCTAAATGTGCAGCTGACTTATGTCGACTCGGGCGTTCAAGCCCCTGCGTCTCGTGGCGGCCCGGTTCAGGTCGGTCTTTTTTCGCAGATGGGATTCAACTACTCGCACTCCGGCACTAACGCGTCGGGGCCGCAGCATTTTTGGACAGCCAGAGGATTTTAAGGAGCGCCCATGTTTTACAGAGCCATCGAAAACGGATTCTATGATCCGGTTATTTACGACGTGATTCCGGCGGATGCGGTAGAAATCTCCGATAGCCTCTACTTCGAATTGCTCAAGGGGCAGGAGAGTGGAAGACGTATTGAGCCTGATCGTCAGGGCAATCCCAGGCTTGTCGACCCGCCACCGCTCGATGCGCAGACGCTTGCGGCTATTGAGCGCGCCTGGCGCGATGCGCAATTAGCCCTGACCGATCCGCTGGTGTCCCGGCATCGTGACGAAGTCGAGGAGGGCGGTTCGACTTCAATCACGGCTGAGCAGTATGCAGAGTTGCAGACCTACCGCCGGCAGTTGCGCAACTGGCCGCAAGGTTCGCAATTTCCGCTCTCCGAGCATCGCCCGTTAACACCGAGCTGGCTGGCCACGCAAATCACTTAAACGCCCCGCACTCACGGGGCGTTTTTCATTCCGCCACCCGTAATACAAACACCTTGAGCCTCGCACACACGCGGGGCTTTTTCGTTTCTGGAGAACGAGCCTTATGAGTTTCTTTCACGGCGTCACGACCACAGCGGTCGATACCGGCGCACGCACTATCTCGCTGCCGTCTTCCTCGATCATCGGCCTGTGCGACACCTTCAGCCCTGGCTTAGTGGGCGGCGGTACGGCCAAGGCCGGCGAGCTCAAGCTGATCACCACCGAGCGTGAAGCGATTGCAGCGTTCGGCGCCGATTCAGCGATCACCAAAGCCTGCCAGGCGATTTACGCCAAGGCCAAGGCGGTGATCGTCGCCATCGGTGTGCCGAAGATGGACGACCCAGCGCTGCAGACCTCGGCCATCATCGGCGGTGTTTTGCAGTCCGGTCAGCGTACTGGCCTGCAGGCGCTGCTCGACGGCAAGAGTCTGTTCAACGCCCAGCCGCGATTGTTGATCGCCCCCGGCCATTCGGCGACGCAAGCGGTGGCCACGGCCATGGATAGCCTGGCGCAGAAGCTTCGCGCCATTGGCATCATCGATGGGCCATGCACGACCGACGAGGCCGCCATGGCCTACGCGAAAAACTTCGGCAGTCGCAACCTGTACATGGTCGACCCCGGTGTGCAGTTCTGGGACACCGGCGAAAGCAAGACGGTGGACGCGCCCGGTTCAGCCTGGACTGCCGGCCTGTTTGCCTGGACGGATGCCACCTACGGCTTCTGGGCCTCGCCGTCGAACAAGGAATTCACCGGCATCACCGGTACCACCCGTGCGGTCGAGTACCTGGACGGCGACGAGACCTGCCGAGCCAACCTGCTCAACAACGCGAACATCACCACGATCATTCGTGACGACGGTTTCCGTCTCTGGGGCAACCGCACACTGTCGAGCGATCCGAAATGGGCGTTCGTCACTCGCGTACGGACGCTGTTCATCCTGATGGATGCGGTACAGGCCGGCCACAAATGGGCGGTCGACCGCTCGATCACCAAGACCTACGTCAAGGACGTCACCGACGGCCTGGAAGCGTTCATGCGCGACCTGAAAAACCAAGGCGCGGTGATCAACTTCGAGGTGTTCCCGGAT